GATAGGCCATTCTTGAGTCATAATACCGTGAACGGCGTTGCTTAACTTTTTCTCCATCGCATTGATGCTACGCTTGCCGACGACCTCATACACGGCCAAGCCCTGCGAGTCGCCCATGTAGACTTGGGTATTGCGCTTACCCATCAACGACATGAGGAAGTCGGGGTTGTCAGCATCGGGGAAGATGGTCAAAAAGTGGGTCGGTTCATCATAACCCTTGAGCATGAGAAGTTTGCGGTAAAAGCACAACTCGCCACGAGTCCTTGACAACTTGGATGAATTGGCGTTGCCGGTCTTCAATTCAACGACAACGAGGTGTCCGTCGGGGTGGCGGAACACACCGTCAATCATGCCGACCAATTCAACGGGATAGTTGATTTCGCCATCATCCGTCAAGACGGAGATGGTGTAAGGGTGGACATGCTTATCCTCCAATTCAACAATCTCAATGTGTCCCCATTCTTCGGCAATCGCTTCAAGGATTTCACGCATAGCATCCACGCCAGCCTCGGTCTGCACGCCTTGAGCGATGGCGTGCTTGTTGAAGGTGGTGTCCATCATCACATCATGGCTAATCTCGCAGGTCTTATCCATAGACAACTCACGCAGACCATCCTCCATAACTTGGTGAATCGCCGTTCCACGGATAGCGGCTTCGCTGGAAGGAATGTCCATGTCGGGGAGAGCGATTTTGTTCCACCAATACTGCCGAGGGCACATGGCGTATTGGTTGTAGGACGACTTGCTTACGCGAAGAACCATTTCGCTCGTGACCTTCGTCGGGTCGTATGTAGATGTGCGCTTCGCCTCTCCCATGATTTACCATAGGTTTGAAGCCTTATAAGGCTTACTCTTCGGCTTTCTTGGCCGATTTCTTAGCCTTTGGCTTAGGGGCTGGCTTGGTGTGGCACGAACATTCAGTCCAACCCTCACCGAACAACTCAAGCGTTGCTTTCATGCTTCCGAGGTTTTGGATTGAGAGTAGGTGGTTGCGGTCAAGACCTGCACGAATAGCATCCCTGCTTCGGGTGCTGTCAGCGAGCCAATAGACCATGCTTGCACCGTGTTCCTTGACGGCGGCTTCAACATCTACAATATCGGATGAACCCACAATGTATCGCATAGTGACACCACATTATTTTTGTCGTTTAAATTATTCCTCGGACGATGGGTCGTCCATCATCTCGCCCTTGAACGCTTCTTCGGGAAGTGGGTCAATCCGTGCGCCGCATTCAACACACATGGGATTCACTTCAATCCCTTCAAGGAGAGGGCGCATATTGATTGTTTCACAGGAGTCGCACTTGACTTCCTCGGCCTTACCCAATTCCTTCAACAGCGTGAACAACAGGATGTTGGTTCGTTGCATATCGTGTCCGACGGCCACGGATAGGCGTTCAAGCCTTCCGTTCAACTCAACCAACGCATTCGTCAATTGGTTTTGGCTTAATTTTTTCTGTGGACGCACACCGTTCATGTCCCTTCACCCCTCTCCATGTCTGCACACAATATAAACCTGTTTAAAGCCAATCGTGAAGCGTCTTGTAGGTGACCTCGGTTTCTTCAACCCAATGTCCGATTCGGGCTTCTGCTATGGCGAGGTATTCAGCATCCATTTCTATTCCGATAAAATCAAACCCTTCAACCTTGGCGGCTATGCCCGTAGTCCCGCTTCCCATGAACGGGTCAAGCACAACGCCTTCCGGTGGCGTGACCAAGCGGCACAAATACTTCATCAAGTCCACAGGCTTCACGGTTGGGTGGATGTTCTTCATCATCGGGGCGTTTTCTTTACCCTGTTCAAGTCGCTTCTCTACACTTACTTTTCTCCCAATACCACCTGCGTTATGTTGAGACTTCTTGTCCTCAAACGCTTCAAGTCCGGCGTTGCGCTCGGCTTTGCTCGCCTTAGCGCAATAAAAGAATCGTGCGGCTGAACCACTATCTCCGAATCCGGGGTTACCCTTTCTATGCTTCGTTGTAAATCCTGTTTCTCCTAAAGCCGAATAAGCCCCTTTTGCATTTCCGATTCTCCCCCCTGCGCTTTTTCCCGTTTCGGGGAACAGGCCCACGACTTCATCCGAGCCATCGTGAATGAAATTAGCGGGGAAGCGACCCTTGGCATCACCAGCGTCAATCCGGCGGATTCCACCCGTCATGGCCCCTGCGGTGTGCTTCTCACCCTTCTTCGTCGTCAAGGTGGGATTCACAACGCTCGCCAAGTCCGATTCGTCTTGGAAGGGGATGCGGCAACCGTCAATGTTGATACCACCTGTCCCATGCTCAAGCACATTCTCAACGATAGTGCCGATAAGGGGCTTACGGGCGACCACAATGGGCTCATGGGCGGGTTTGAGGGCTGAACCCCAACCTTCCCATTGTTTTGCTTCGGGTGTAGTAGGAACAGTGATGTCAACGGGCGTATTCGGTTTTAGTCCCCATTTTCCACGGTCATTCGGAATACTGCCCTGTCCTCGTCGTTGTCCCACCACTTCCCGTTCCGCACCTGCGGCCCTATCTATCGTCTTGCTGATATTGTGCGACTTCGGAAAGCCCGAACCATAGACCCACATGATTTGGTCACGAATCTCAAATCCAGCGTCCTCAACATTGACGACAAGGCGGTGATAGGTGCGAGAACCAGCGAAGGCCAGCAGGTGTCCTCCGGGTTTCAACACACGGAGACATTCACGCCACACATCAACTGAGGGAACATCGTAGTCCCATTTCTTTCCCATAAAAGAAAGACCATACGGAGGGTCGGTGACGATACTATCCACTGAGTCGTCGGGAAGTCCTTTCAGCACGCTCAAACAATCGCCTTCATACAACCTCATAGCCAAGCCACCTGCGATTTGCCTTCAACAGCACGATACAGCGGAGAAATGTCCCACCCCGCTACTTCATAATACGGTTGCACACGGTTTATGATGAATCGCTCAACCATCGTGCGATAGCCGATTTCAGCGATACCTTCAATCTCCGACGGGTCGTCAAAAGCGAGGTATTGTCCCTTCGGGTCAATCGCCACGAGGAAATAATCGTTGGCACGGTAGCCCTTGCCAAGCGTCCGGTTGGCCCACTGTGCGCCAGCCGCCGAGCCACTTACGCTTCGGTATTCGCTGAGGTTCTTCGCCAACTTGCCCTTCATACACAACTCAAGTGCATTTACTTTTCCGCCAATGATATTCTCAATCGTTCTCACCAAGGGGTCGGTGATTTGGACTTCGTGATAACCGTTGAGGATGCCGTCAATGACTTTCCCCATAGCGTCCTTCATCACGGTGGGCATCCGTGTCTGCTTCAACTCAATGCCCTTCACATACCGCTTGGGGTTGTGATGTTCTCCGTCCGTCCAACAGACGAGGCCAGCGTAGCGGTTCTTCTCCATGAGGATAAACGACGACGACCACTTCTCAAATTGAACGATGATGGGGTGCATACGACGGTTCATTTCGCCAAGCGACATTTCGCCTTCGTCGGGACTCCGAACCTTACACATCACCGAATCGGTGTGTCCGTAGACCACTGGATGTCCCAAGTCCTCGGCAACCAACTTCAACTTGAGCAAGGTTTGTCTTGAGGTAAAAGTGATTGCGGCGGCGATTTCGGGGTGATACAACCCATACTTGGCATCACCGGCGACACCATACATGGAGGCGACGAGCGACTTCGTGGCGTATTGCAGGGCGTCGTAGCGCACCCGTTCTTCATCCGTTGTAGCATCCTTCATCAGTTGTTTGTAGTGGTCACGGAGAACCGTCATGTTATCCATCTGTCGCACGAGCAACCCCTTCTCTTTTTGTAGAAAGTGCGTCCCGTTCCCACAGTCCCTTGCACACGGGTCTTGGGAAAGCGTGTCCCACGAGATGTTGTGGAGAGAGGCGTTGCTGTGATACATGGCTTTTACATCAAAAATACCGATGTTTTGGTAGATTCCCTTCTTTCCCTCCATGACGATTGCACCGTCGTAGTCCTCCTTTGCGAACATGGGCTTGGATGGGATTTGTTTCCTAAATTCGGGGTCGCCCAAGGCAAGACAGGTGAAGACTTGCGTCACGAACGGCGTGCTTCGGATTTCGCATTGGGCGATGTGTTGCACGGCGATGAAATAATCAAGAGCGTTCACGAGCCCGTTCAGCCGTGGCAAGAGGCGGACATCCTGTCGG